AAAGGTAACGATAAACATACGAGGGTTAACAGTGTCTCTCCGCTGTTTGAATCAGGGAGAATATGGGCGCCCAAAGATATGGACTTTGCACAGGAAGTTATTGAAGAATGTGCAGCATTTCCGTATGGAGACTACGATGATTTAGTTGACTCCATGACCCAAGCTGTTATGAGGTTTAGACAAGGTGGTTTAATTGAACATCCGGAAGATTATAAGGATGAAGAACTACCTAAACAAAAAAGGACATATTACTAATGGGACCAGCTGCAAAACTATTTTTACAATCACTTGCAAGGCTTGTTAAAAATACTAAAAATATAAAATTAAAAGACGCCTATAAAAACGCTGAACGAGAGTTTGGTGAACTTACTGATGTAATGAAATCAAAAATTGATGACATTTTTAAAAATTCTAAAGCACCAAGTATTAAAAATCCTGAAAAAAAATCAGCAGATATAATTCCTTTTCCAAAGAAAAAAGAAGGTATTATGTCTACCAAAGAAGCTAGCCCTATGATGAAGGGTATAGAAGACACTGTTAAGATGTTACAAAAAAATCCTAAAAGACCTGGTGGAGCATTGGATCCTGCAACAGGACTTACGAGAACTGCTGTAAGACAGATATTACAAAAATTAGCTAGAGAAGGTAAAATTAATATACCTGATAAAAAAGAAGCAGATGCTATTATAAAAGGTTATCAAGGAGGAGTTGATCCGATTGAAGTTTTTAGAAAAACTTTTGGTCAAGATGTATTAGGAGATGTTGCTAATCTTTCTGAAGAACTTATAGAAATAGATAGACGAGGAGGTAGCTATAAAGATTTAAATACCGTCTTAGATGATGCAGGTTTTTTTGATCTTAAACAATCAGCAAATCCACCACAAGGAATGACAAATGATGAACTATTAAGTTTTATAGACGAAGTTGATGAAACAAAAAAAGTAGCACCTAAAATGGTAGAACGATTTGAATTAAAACAAAAGTATCCAGGCATTGAAGAAGATCTTTTAACAAATATTATTGAAGATACAGATCCTCAACATAAGGCAGAAGTATTAGCACAATTAGATCAAGTGTTTGAAATGATGAAACAAGGTAAAAGCCCCGATGAAGTTGTAGATATTCTTGAAAATTTAAAAAATACTAGAAAAGATAATGCACAAGGCGGCCTTAACTATTTAATGGGTCTGTAATGAAAATTGGTGAATACGAACAGATGATGTCATATCTGACCCGTAGAAAAAACTTTGCTGAAGCAGGATCTGCTAAAGTAGATGGTAGAACGACTAGAGGTATAAATGTAGAAAGAAGAAATGTAATTAAAAATATTTTAGAGCAAGACATAGAAAATTTTAATAAAAATAAAAAACTATACTCTGGTCAAAAATATCCTTTAAATTTAGATAAAATTCAAAAACTTGTTAAAGAACAAACCGGAACTTTACCAGATGGTTATCTCATAAATGAATCTTTAGAAAAATTAGATCCGGAAATAAAATCAAATATAGTTAAAGTAGAAAAAGGTGGTGTCACAAGTTTAACACCAAAAGAAGAAAAATATTTTTCTAAAAACTATAATAAAAAAACTTTATCACAAATGTCTGCAGAACTTACCGGACTTCCTTATGATAATAAAATTAATAAAGCAAAATACCAACAGTTAATGAGATATAATCTTACCCAATCTAAGTTAGGTAATATTAAAAAAGAAGAAACAAAAAAAGGAACTAGACCTAAAGGATCTACTTTAATGGATGAAAAAGGTTATAGAGGATATGATAAAGCACAACAAAATTTAATGAATTTAGATCCTGATACCTATAAAAATTTGACACCAAATCAAATTAATACAAGATTAAAAAAAGCAATTAGATTGACTGGAACAGCAAAGAAACCTGGTGTGTTAGGAGCTATAGGTAAATTTAAGGTACCAAAATCTTTAACTCCAAGTTTTGAACATTTTCAAGGAATTGTTCCTGGAACAATTACTCAAGATCCAGATGCTTTAAAAAAAGTAGGCATTACTACACGAGATTTTAATTTTAATGTTTTAGGTGCTAGAGCAAAAAATGGTATTTATAAAACAATTAAAAATGAATTACGAACAGCTAAGGAGTCTGTTAAGTTAGGTGATAATAAAGCAGCTAAACAATCTTTAAATACTGTTAATGAAATATATGATGATGTAGCTAAAAAATTAAAAACAATTAAAAGAAATAAATTACCTAAATATAATTTAAGAAAAAATTTAATTAAAGAAACAAATTTAAAAACTGTAAATTTTGATACTCAAAAAAGATTAGGAAATGCAATTGAAGATTATGTAAGATTTGTAGCAGCAGGTCCTAAAAAAGATGTTGCTAAGATTAAACAACCTAATTTAAAAAAGGCTGTTCAATTAGTTAAAAAAGGAGATGATAAAGCAGTTAAAGAATTAATTGATTCAAGATTACCTGCAGTAAGATCAGGACAATTATTTTCTAATCCAATGGCTGATCCTGCTTTATTAAAACAAGGTTTAAAAGACATAGGCACTTTTGGTAAATATGCATTACAAGTTGCAGGAACACCTTTAGGTGTTGTTGGTTTAACAGCAGGCTTAGGAGTAGATCCTACTTCTTCAATTGATAGATCAACTCTTGCTGCAGAAGCTGCTTTAGCACCAGCACTTGTTAAAGGTACAGATGCAGTTACAAAAAATGTACTTTTGAAAAAACTTTTAAATTTAGGTATGTCTCCAAAAATGGCAATGCGTGCAGCGAGAATTGCATCACCTCTTGGTATTGCATCTTTAGGAGGAGAAGCTGTATACCAATATGGTAAGTTTGCAAAAGGCGAAATAGAAAAATTAAAAAACATGGAGCCTGATGAAAGAAAGGCTTACACTGAAGCTTTAATGGATGAAGGTGGCTTACTTGAATAAGTACCCAAAAAAACACTTACTACCCCCTGAAGCCGGACCCATGCCTCAGGGCTTGAATATTACATATAATACTGTTAAAACAGTCAAACAATCTGGAGAAAAAATAAATGGCGGATATAGACAAAGCACTTCCAAACGAAGTATTAGATCAACTAGAAATAGCTAATGAAGAAGAACAGTTAGTAGGCGATGTTCAAGAGGAAGCTCTTGGCAATAATGAAGTTGAACAAGTAGAAAATGAAGATGGATCTGTTGATATTAACTTTGATCCACAAGCAAATCCTACAGAAGGTGGCGAAGGTCACTACGAAAATTTAGCAGAATTTTTACCAGATAATGTTTTATCATCATTATCTTCAGATCTAAATTCAAAGTATATGGATTATACTTCTTCTAGAAAAGATTGGGAGAAGACGTATATCCAAGGTTTAGATTTATTAGGTTTTAAATACAATCAAAAGACAGAACCTTTTCAAGGAGCAAGTGGTGTAACTCACCCAGTATTAGCTGAAGCTGTAACCCAGTTTCAAGCATTAGCTTATAAAGAATTATTACCTGCAGATGGCCCGGTTAGAACTCAAGTTTTAGGAATGCCAACTCCAGAAAAAACAGATCAAGCATCACGTGTTAAAGATTTTATGAATTATCAAATCATGGATCAAATGAAGGAATATGAACCTGAGTTTGATTCTATGTTATTTCACTTACCTCTTTCAGGTAGTACTTTTAAAAAAGTATACTACGATGAAATGGAACAAAGAGCAGTATCAAAGTTTGTTCCAGCAGATGATTTAATTGTTCCGTACACAGCTACCTCATTAGATGATGCGGAAGCAATTATTCATCGTGTTAAGATTTCAGAAAACGAATTAAAAAAACAACAAGTAGCAGGATTCTATAGAGATATAGAATTAGGTAAACCTACACCAGGAGAATCTGAAATAGAAAAAAAAGAAAGAGAACTAGAAGGCACAAAAAAATCAAAAGAAGAAGACATATATACAATATTAGAATGTCATGTAGATTTAGATTTAGAAGGTTTTGAAGATGCAAATCCACAGACTGGTGAGCCCTCAGGAATTAAAATACCTTACATTGTAACTTTAGAAGAAGGGTCACGTGAAATTCTTTCTATTAAAAGAAACTATGAAATAGGTGATCCATTAAAAAACAAAGTACAATACTTTGTTCATTTTAAATTTTTACCAGGTTTAGGTTTTTATGGTTTCGGTTTAATCCACATGATAGGTGGACTGTCTAGAACAGCAACCGCAGCTTTGAGACAGTTATTGGATGCGGGAACGTTATCTAATCTGCCAGCTGGATTTAAACAACGAGGTATAAGAATTAGAGATGATGCACAATCAATTCAACCAGGTGAGTTTAGAGATGTAGATGCACCAGGTGGTAATTTAAGAGATTCATTTATGATGTTACCATTTAAAGAACCAAGTCAGACTTTACTAGCATTGATGGGAACAGTTGTTCAAGCTGGTCAAAGATTTGCATCTATTGCAGATATGCAAGTAGGTGATGGTAATCAACAAGCAGCAGTTGGAACTACAGTTGCTTTATTAGAACGTGGCAGCAGAACTATGTCTGCAATTCACAAAAGAATTTACTCAGCTCTTAAAAATGAATTTAGATTAATGGCTAGAGTATTCAAATTATATCTACCACAAGAATATCCGTATGATGTCGTTGGGGGTCAAAGAATGATTAAACAACAAGACTTTGATGATCGTGTAGATATATTGCCAGTTGCTGACCCTAACATTTTTTCTCAAACACAGCGTATTTCCCTCGCTCAAACGGAACTCCAACTGGCACAATCAAATCCACAAATGCACAATTTGTATAATGCCTATAGAAGTATGTACGAAGCTTTAGGTGTAAAAAATATAGATTCTATTTTAATGAAACCAGAACAGCCACAGCCAAAAGATCCAGCGCTAGAACATATTGATGCGTTAGGTTCTAAACCTTTCCAAGCTTTTCCTGGTCAAAATCATAGATCACATATCACAGCGCATTTAAATTTTATGTCAACTAACTTAGCTAGAAATAATCCAATGGTTATGGCAAGTTTAGAGAAAAACATTTTTGAACATATTAGTTTGATGGCGCAAGAACAAGTTGAATTAGAATTCCAAAAAGAAATGGAACAGATGCAACAGATGCAACAACAAATGCAACAGATGCAACAGAACCCTCAGATGGCTCAACAGGCTCAACAAAATCCACAAATGATGCAACAAATGCAAATGCAAAATCAACAAATGCAAATGCAGATGCAAGAAATGAATCAAAAAATAGAATCTAGAAAAGCTGAACTTATTGCTGAGATGATGGAAGAATTTATGCAAGAAGAACAAAAAATTACATCACAATTTGATAGCGATCCTATTGCAAAACTAAGATCTAGAGAGTTAGACATCAGAGCACAAGAAAATGCTCGTAAAGAAAAGGAAGCTAACGAGAGAATGGACCTAGATAAGATGAAAGCAATGATGAATCAACAAAATCAAGAAGATAAACTTGAACAAAACGAAGAATTAGCAAATTTAAGAGCTGATACATCAATTGAAAAGACAATTTTAGGAAAAACACTACCTAATTCCGATTCAATGGTGCCTAACGTTTCAATAATGCGTAAAGGGTAGTGACAAAAACAAAAAAACAAGTTAAAATAAATAAATAAGGAGACAATATGAAAAAATATAACGATATTTGTGGTAAAATTGTAGATATTCCATCTGAAGACAAGATGAATCTTGAAATTGACCCAAGATCTAA